TTCTCACCTGTATATATATGTGCCAAGGTTGAATACATATTAGGACTCGCATTTTGAATCATATCGTCCTCGCCTGAACATGGTTTGTTACAATCCATTTCGCCATCCTCCATCATAGCCTCTGGTTCAAAAACGCCTTGCGGCTCTAAGACCAATCCGCCAATATATGCATCTGTTGGATCCCATACAGCAAAATCATCATTTCCAGAAATAAAAACGGCAATAGATACATCTGCTGCGGCAGCTGCTGGTATAGCTAATTCATTCACTACATAGACACTCAAAATACCATTTCCGGTAAATGTTGAAGCCGCAAGCGCTCCTCCTGTCGTATATAAATTATTAATGGGAGTAGTAATGCCTATCGGCTCCATCAATGGCCTATGCTGGCATGGCGGTATGCTTACTGTAATGTCTTGTACAGCTGATATATCAACCACGTGTGTATAATTGACATTGTACTCAGCTGCAGTTGCTGATATTGAAACAGGATCATAAACAATGCGTAAGCGCCCACGATGGAATCCAGAACAGATAATTTGAAACCTAAAATTCAAGGTTCCAGTCCAATATCTGAACGGAGCAGATGCAAATGCCGTGCTCGTTAGAAATTTAGCATTAGCTAATTGTCTGTACATAGATGGATCAACTCTAATCTGTCCTAAACACGTTTCAGAAACAGCTGCAGTTGACCAAGTCATTGTGTGAAAATAGCTTTCATGCGCTACTATACTAGCAACTGACATTTCATCAGCACCGGACAATCCGCATACTCTAGGGTCAATTGTGACCTCTTGCTTAGAATCCATCGCCATAGCTGATATATTCTCGCCTACATCCGTATTGCTTAAGTTGCCATAAAATTCAGGCTTATACTTGGTAGCTGGCACACATGCCAATTTGGGCCGCGAATAACCAAATAAACGCGCTATTCCTGCCACTGCTTCTGAAGCATAACTTGCTGCCAGAGCATATGGACGAATTGGCGGATACATTGCTGCAGTAGCTAAACTCTTAGCCAACACTGACGCTGGTCCTGATACGGTTCCTGAGACTACCTCGGCTTCATCCTTGGCTTCCGGTTCGAGAATCCCCTGAGGTGCTAGTGATGCTGGTTCAACAGACGTTGGTATTGATAATACCATGTCTTCAGCATATGCAAACACACTCAATGATATCGAATCTGTGCCTAAATTAGCATGTTGGAGATTTACTATAATATCTATAAATATCTGTCCCATTTCTCCCCACTCTTGTAAAGGAATAGAGATATTAGAATTATAATAGAAAAAGGGCAATAGCATTTCTCCACCCTGAGAAGTAGTAGGATCCAAATATAAATGAGGCCGTTGTGATGCCTGCGTCACATGATCTATAAATCGTTGTGCTGGAAGCATAATTTCAGTCTCATCTTGGGATGCAAGTGGGAGATATGAAACTATAAAACGGCCATAATAAAAGCTATTTCCGTTCAATAAAAACCTCAACCGAAGCTTACATCGCATTAAATTATAATTGCTGATCCTATTAACTACTCTGGGATTTGTAAAAAACAATGTCCACGGATTAAATGTTACTTTATACGCCGTTCCAACAGGTATTACATCTGAAAAAATCTTAATCGGCCTTTCAAAAAAGCCAGAAAGATTATCTGCAGTAGAATCTTGCATTCCAAATGTACTGTCTGGGTCTCCTATCACATCATATACATTCTGTGACGTAACATCATCAAACGTTAATGTCTGCGTGGTTACATGTTTATTTTCTGTGAATACAACACCGAGCTTCTCGCCAATGGCTTCAGGCTGCAGCGTGTGTTCAATCGGTTGATCATCGGCGATGGCACTGCCAACGATCGTTGCACCTGTAACGTCTTCAATGGTCCTTTCCTCATTAGAATAGTCCTTCATTTTATACGGTGCGATGGGAGTTAATTGAGCTGCTCCCTGGTCAGCTATACGTCCATACTTGATATCTATGGACTTGAGATATGCGTCACGCATCTCTTGGTACGTGGGAAAAGTTGCCCTGTTCTTAAGCAGCGCGCAATTTTTCCAAAGATCGTGAATTTTTACTATAGTGAGCAATTCATCGATCCTACGATTATATACTTCTTCTCCCATACGAAAATATTCATTGGCTGCATGTGATATGGCAGAACCACTAATACTTTCCGGGCTTTCCATACTCTTCTTTCGTTTCATATAATTATGTAACGTTTTCTGAATGGAGCTTTCTTCAATCGGGGCAAGATACTGTTGTAATCCTTCATCCCAAACGAATCGCCTCTTTAGGTATGTAGCCTCATCTATATTATAAAAGGGTTTCAAAGAACTCTTTTTATCTGCTGAAGTATATATAATGCCTAATTCTCCCAGAATTTCGGCATGTATTTCCTGATTCCACCATGTGCATTCCGGCCTAACAGTTCCGATATTGTCATCTCCCATAAAATTGGCCTTGATATAATCATCATAATTTGTATCTTTAGGTGCGTTTGAATAAAATGTATATCTAAATAATATAGAATTACATATATTGGACATCATAACAGTCACAAACACGCCAGATGGCATAGACGCGAAAAATTGCGCATAGACTCCATCATATTCATAGATAGGATAGATCAGCTCTTGTAATATAGCCGCAACTATCTTAAGCTCTGATTCATTATATCCGCAATGTTGACAAAGATTATAAACTACTCCAGCAGCCGCTGAAAGTAGTTTAGGACTTAAACTTTTATCCCAATGTTTATAATCACCACAAAAGAAGCGAGATTCACATCCTTCTTGATGAATACTGCGAAATAATCTAGTCCAATCATCGTCATAGCAATTGGCACTGATACAACATTCGAATCTATCCCAATGCAATTGAAATACTCTATTTAGTCCACCTAAACTCTGTTTACTGAGTATTAGATAACCTAAC